GTACAAAAATTGTGTTTGGAAAATAAAAATAAATAAAATTATAAGTATTTAAAAGAAGTTGTATAAAAATTGTAAGGAATTAAAAAATTAGAATCAGAATAAACTGAAAGCAAGTACTCTTTGGATAACTTAGTGTAAGGGTAATTTCTAGCACTTAATCTCCTATATAAATCCTCCAAAAGAAAGTCTCGGTCTTCATGTAAGAATAATTCTCGCTGAACAGCGTGAATCTTATCTCTCATTACTAAGTCGACACTTTCCTTTGTAAAATCTACATAAGAAAGAGTGTTAAAAATAACCCTTGTCTCCAGTGGACAAACTATACGTTGTAATAAATTATGATACACAAAACTTCTCTTTAAGAAAGTCAACTCTGACACTTCTTGAAAAGGAGTTTGAATGGGTTTTTTGAGTGAATCTGTAAAACCCATACCCAGTGATTCGAAACACTGTTTCATTGTTATTGCATTTAATGTATCAAAATTTCGATAAACAACATTAAGCTTGTCATCTCCGTAAACAAAATCGTCTACGTCTGTCCAAAAACCATCTAAAGTGGGGTTTTCGACATTTCTGAAGTACCAAATTGCTGTGTAAAGTTTGTTAACAATACTATTCATTATGGCAGTCAAATAACTACCTGACGGCATTGAATGAGTTGTCATGAACAGTTCATTGTTAACCACTACCAAAGAATTAGTTAGAGTACTGCAGAGTACTGCCAACAAATTTTTGTCTGATTCTAACGATTTCGATATAAAACTCTCAACTACTAATTGCTGTAGCTGGGAGTTCATCGATCCGTCCCAATTTTTAACGTCGCCTGCGAATGGTTTTCCTGCTGTAATATGTTCATACATCCAAGGCCAATCAGTGACCGGATTACACCCTACCATGATTTTGTTCTGTTTCCTATTTGAAATAATATGTTCTACCATCCTACCAAAAAATTTTTTAACTAAAAACTGCTGAAGTAAAGTTCCTACCCTAAAACTACGTGGAAC